GCGAATGCTCTTCTTATCGTGCTGAAGAATCTCATTCGCCGCGCCCTCCCAGTAGTTCCGCAGATACGGAGTTTCGCTAGAGACAGCAAAGCGGAACCGGCCCGGATCGGGGCCGGAAAGCCGCTCGCCCTCTTTTGGCTCCGCGTCAACTTTTGCGGCCCGATACTGCATTGGAAGCGCCGCCGGTATGCTCTTGGTTCTCATACTTTGACGTTGCGCCCGAAACGGAAAAGGCCGCCAATTCGGCTCACACAGTAATGAGCATCTCCTGGCTGAGCCGCTGTGCCGCAATTTCGCAGTAACGCTCCTCGCGCTCGATGCCGATTGCAGACAAGCCCAGGGCCTTGGCAGCTTCCAACGTGGTTCCACTGCCCATGAATGGATCGAGCACGGACTTACACGTGTCGGGCGCTTGCAGAATGGCCCAGCGCATCACGTCTTGCGGTTTCTGTGTGGGGTGTGTGCGTACATCTTTGCAACCGGGCTGCACAAGAAACCCGTTCCATCGATAAGCGATGCGGCGCACGGCCTTGTTGAGATTGGTCCAAGCCAGTTCGCAGTCGGCAAAGTCTGTATTGCCGCGTAGCTTGTCCCACACGAGCCAGCACTTCGAGGGCGGAAGTTGAAAGTAATTGCCGCCGAAAATGATCTGATACGGCGCGCATGAGCGGATGAGGTCGATCAGCTCCGCATCGGGCGGAGACGCATCCCAGTCACTCAGCAAAACCGCTCTCATGACGCTTGACGCCTTTACCTGGCCGGTGTTTAGCGGAGCCCATATTGAGGCCATACGGCGGATCGGTGCAGAGAAGGGCAGCTTTTACGCTGCCCTCCGCTAACACCTCTCGGCAATCGCCGCAATAGATGGTGATGCCGGCATGTTCGTAATACGGAGTCATTGACGCGCTTTCTTAGCTGAACAAGTGGAAGCTGAAACAGCGCGGGTTGGTGGTGGGCGCGGTTGTGGTGATGGTGAAGCTGGTCCCGATAACGCGCGCGGAGATGGTGGGCGGCGCAGTGGCCGGCGTGGTGTTACAGGTAACGCCCAGATTGGTGCCCAGCGAGGAATCTTCCTGCACGATGATGTGCGACCCGGACGCAACCGAGGTGTCATTGACCACCACGGTGGTAGCGCCGGCGGCCACAACCACGGCCCCGGTTAGGTCGTTGGCGCAAATTGCCGGAGCCGACTTTGAAACGCAATCGAGGCCGCCGTAGATGGGATGGCCCAGCGTGTCATACGCGATGGGCGTCTGCTGTGCGCTCTGCGCGGTGGCCGACAACATCACCATCGGGACACACATGCACATCGCAAAAAACATAAAAACCAATCCGAACACTGCAAATTTCAATTTCATGCTCTCTCCATACTTGCTTGGTTGAGCCTCTTGATAAGAGGACGTTGATTTGCCAGAGATGAAGATGTCATCTCAAGTTGACCCAACAATTAGTGCCGTCGTACAAGCCAGCGAGGATGTTGGCCGCGTTGGCGGCACTGGTCAAACTGAAAGTCGAGGTCGCCACAAATCCGGCGTCGGTTCCGAGATGCCAAACACAACCGGTTCCGCCGGTAACGCTTGCCCCTCCCGTTCCATCCTGGATGAGAATGATTTCAAAAAACGATCCATTCACCAGGCCGCTGATATTTAGGGCGCGCGTGGGAATGGTGCTACTGAGCGTCACCTCGCCGCAATAGCCTGGGCTATTATTCATCGCTACAGTTACAGGGATTCCGTCTGCTAAGGTGACGCAAGCTGAAACCGGAGCGCCGAACGCAAAATTGAAGACGGCCGCAGTTGGGGTTCCAGTATTTGTAACAGCAGGCGGGGAGCCGGGAGTACCAATCGATGTTGCGCCGACGGCGATGGTTGGCGTTGCGCCAGTTGGCCCAGTTGGCCCGATTGCGCCGGCTGGCCCAGTTGGACCGATTGCGCCGGCTGGCCCAGTTGGACCTGCCGTCACCTGCACAAGAGGCGCAAGCGGTGGAGTGTAGTTGTCAAGGTTGCAAACGCCGCTTTGACACCAGTCACTCGTAGATGTTGCCACGCTATGCGGTTGCAAGCATCTGTATCCAGGCCCCAGAGCAGAACCACTCACGGTGGTTGTGAGGGTCAGCCGAAAACAGATATTCTTCGGACTCGTAAGAGACGTGTCAGCAATGGGCATTGAAAGCACACCGCCCACCACATACACCTCAACGGGCAACGATGTTACCTGGCCGCCGCCCCCGAGGCGATAGGATGCGGACATGCCATTGGCGAGCGTGGGTTGCCAATGCAATAAGCCCGTGATGAGATTTCCCGACGAATCGGAGAAATGCGAAGAGGTCACGGTGACCGTCTGCGCGGGGAGCGATGCGATTCCGGCAAGCATCACGAGGGTAATGGCGGCAATTCGTAGCAAGCTCCTCATTCGTTTTCCTCTTTCGTCAAGTCCCACAGCGCGGCGTTGGCGGGGTGCATCCCGCGCGTGAGACTGCGGCTGGGTTTCACTTTTGGTTTGGCCGGGGCTGGTTTTGTGCCGGCCTTTGGCTTGGCGGGTTTTGCGGGCGACGTTGGCTTTTCGTCTTCCTCTTTTGGGGCCTCGCCGGTGGCGTCTTCTGGCGTTTCGTCTTCGTTGTTAATTTCACTTGTTCCCTGACCGCGGATGTCGGTGCCAAGCGCGATGCCCAGATCGTCGGCAAGTTTCTGTTCGCGTTCCAACTCTGTGTAAGTTTCTTCCAGGTCACGGCCCACGCTGTTGAGGATGCTTTCGTGGGTATCAAAACCGTTTTGCACGAGCAACGTGTTAGCCTGCACATCCTTGAGCGGATCAATCCACGGCCAGCGGCGCGGCTCCCACTTGATGAATTCACCACAGAACCGCTTGCGATCCGCAAAGGGCAGGGCAATAGCTTGATTGAGCAGGGCCGCGCCGAGCCACGCATCGTAAATGGGCTCTGTCACGTTATCGATAAACGAGGTTTGCATCTCCATCCAAAACTCACGAACCTCCATCTCGCCGATGCGCGCGGAGCTGTAATTGACGCCGCTGAGATCATTGAAGAGCGAGTGATAAGGGACGTTGAAACCGGATGCAATGAGCCGCCCCGATTGCTTGGTAAATGAATCAAAGGCGTTGGTGGGATGCGTTGGGGTGTGATCTTCGAGCGTGGCACCGGTGCCCGTGAGGTCGAGGGCGCTGCCAAAACCAATGTCGATAGCTTTGGAGCCATCGGCGTTGATGCCGTCACCCTCAATTTCGTCGGCATCGGGATCGGCATCCTTGGCCGTCTCGATTGACATGAGGATGGATGCGCCGATGCGCGCGGCCGCTAACTCCGCCCCGAAATACCCGTCAAGCATTCGCAACTGCCCCATGCCCGAGGCCATCCACGGATAACCGCGCGTCTGGCCGGTGCGGTGGGCCACAATCCAGTGAATGATTTGATCGGCGGGAATGCGCTGGCGATTGGATGAACCGAAAGAGGCTTCGTAGGGGTTGCCCTGAAAGATGTGATAGGCCAGCGGTTTTTGGTACTGATCTACCTCGACGCCCATGCGAACCTGTGTTCCATCGGCGCGGCCCATGAGGTTGAAATTGTCGTCAAGCTGATCGGCGTCGATGAGTTGTATCTGAAAGCCGAACGGGTTGACGGTTTTGGGCACGTAGACCTTGCGGATAAGTTGCTCTCCATCGCGGCCTGTGTTCTCTGTGATGAGCCGTTGCACCTCGCGCCATGAGTAGCGGCCACAAACGGTGCAGGAACCTTTCTTGCCCCATTCACGCCACGCACGGCGCAACTCTTCATTGGCCTTTTCGTCGAGGCCATTGCTCTGTTTACTCTTGCGTGCCTGGGCAACCTTGAAAGCCAGCTTGACGCCGTGGCGGCCGGCAACGTTGGCGCGCACCATGCCCAGGAAGCGGGAAGCGATGGGCGAGTTGATAGCCTGATCACGGGCGCGGGCGCGGAGCTTGCGCAGATCAACCTGCAAGTCCTGATCGGCGGAGCGCGATGCAGAGGGCCAATCGACATTGAGCCGGTTCTGCTTTGCAGCCTGGAAACCGGAGTATCCACTGCCGCCGCCGAGTTGGGCCAGCGTGGAATCGGAGGTGAGCGAGCGCTTGCCGAGAAACACGTCAATAGCGCCGCGAAACCGGGAAACG